CTGCTATCACCCCCCCCCCATGTACAGGAATGTCCTGTATATGCCCTAGAAAACTAGGGCATGCCATCCACGCTTTGAGGTCACCCGGCGTGGATACGGGTATAGTCCGACCTGCGATACCGCTCTAGAGCTCTTAGATTTCTCATTAAGAGCCCAGTCCTTAACGGACTGGTAGCGCGGCATTTCAGGTGATATTGAGGGTCGCAAACTATCCGATGAGGCAGCAACTCGTAAGAGTTCCTCCCAATCATGGACAGTCGACTTCTCAATAGCAGCTGATGTTGCCCAGCCATGAAACTCGAGGCGGTGCAGATTGCGATTCCATCGCAACCGCACCCCCTCTTGCTTAGTGGCACGGACAACGTCAATCCCAGGTCGTACAAAGCTTAGCCCTGACGTCGATACCGTTGTGTACGGAACTCGAGCCATGGCTTGCACATGTTCCTCAACATATGCAGCAGCTTTGTAGTAACCTCGTTCCCAAAATGCGTCTGAATAGGCGCAATAGGAAACAAGGGTAGGGACTACCAAACGATGAGACCATCTCTGCGTTATACGCACCGGGGTGACTTGGACGCCTTTATAGGCATCCATCCCGCAGGATTCTCGAAAGAATCCAGAGATACAGCACTTGGAACGGTTGAACATAAGTCCAAACTTTTCCAAGAACTGCATTACATCCAAGTAGTCTTTTTGGTATGTAATGATATCATCGCCGTAAACCCAAACGGTTTTCGCGATCTCTCGCATTGACCGTTGGGGGTACTTAGTCATCAAACAGGAGACTGCTAAGGCCCAGAAGCATAAAGCTTCTACGGGAAAACACACAGCTGACCCCATAGGGGCGAACTTGTGTAACCTTAGAATCCTGCCGCAAGGAAGCTCCGTTTCCGGGCTCCGTGTTGCCTCTAGACACTCCACCCAGTTTAAGGGGAAGAGTGTCCATACGAGGTGTTGCGAAACCCGGTCCGAAGCATCCTTCATATCCAACGTAACCAAGTTCCCGTGGCGTGAAGCCTCGAGAGCTAGTGACCGATTGACTTCTTGGTTAGAGAAGTTAACCTGTCCACGAGTTAGGTAATGACTTTCTAGTTCTTCAACTAGAAGTCTCATTTGGCCCTGCTGAATCCATTGAATGGATAGCGGTTCCATGGATATGAGTCTCGGTCCCCGGGAGTCCTTAGGTACTAGAACGACACGTGCCGTTCCTGAATCTAAGACCTGGGGGTACAGCATCGCATCCAAGGAGAGAAGTGTACGGTTTGATCCGCACGCACTCCCACCAAGGATACGAGAACGCGTAGTCCGGTCCAGCGCTGGAAGAATACGGGGCATCTGCTCCGCATTTCCCAACCCTGTTCCCGGGCTATCTGTTCCACGCGGGACAAGTCTGTCACAGAGATGTGACAGGCTAAAGAAGAAGTACTCCGTAAACGGATATACTTCCTCAAGAGACCTGTAGAGTCGGGTGAAACCCGACTTTCCAGGTCCTCTCTCGCGTGTGGAGACGGCACCAGGTCCGTGTCGGGGATAAACCCGACGTGGATCTGTTGCGCTGAGAACGCGGCCAATAACATTGGCTGCGCACTTAACGCTGTGTTTGTCTTCATTAGTTAAGTTCCAATTTTGTTGGATTTGACTATCTGTACTGATGAAATTGTCAAGCACTCGCCTGACAGACTCATCCGAGAAGGGCAGCTCTAACTTATAGAATATAAGCGTGAGATGCCTGAGATGACCCAATGCAATTGGACTCCCCGAAGGGAGTTCAATTCCGTTAGAATCGAACACTTGCTCAAGTAACCATCCGAGAAACCTCGGTAGGTGCGATCCCCTTCTTCTTGCGAAGGATGGGACCTGGAGAGCAGAGCCGGTGGCAAGGGCGATGTCAATCGCCTTGCCAAAGGACGGTAGTACCTTCGTTAAGAAGGAAATACCCTCATGTTCGAAGCGATACCGCAGAGTTGCGATATCGCGTTCAAACTCGATTCTATGTTGCGCAGGAGAAGCATCGGCTACATCACTGTAGACGGTGCACAACAGATTCAAATACCAGGTAAATTCCTGGTTGTCTGAGTCTTGGCTTTTCATCTTACCAGCTCATAAGAGTTGGAGTGGAATCCAGCCATGTTTAGTCTACAGCAGACCTCATCGGAGTACCGAGCAATCGGGTCCGACAGCCCCACTAGAGCTTTCCACCTTTGGATAAGCCGCGAAAGTAGGCAATCATGCCCGCAATCGCGAGTGTATCCACGGCGACGAGCGAATCAACAAGGAGTTGCATAGCAATCTATGTAATTGTTTGCTTGATCTCTCGATCAAGGTTCGCTATTCAGGATCTTTGTTAGGTTAGCGTTGGTCGATGCATTGAGCATCGAGACGATAGCCAGCAATTGATCGCTGATCTGGGTAACCGTTATGGAACATCCGCGTGGACGACCGAATTGAATCTGAACCCAAGAGGTTATCTCGAAGTTCGGATCCGCTGCGGTCGAATGCACGCGAAGAACGTCATTACGAATAGTAGTGACGTCCGTGACGACATCGACTGGTGTCTTCACGGTGGTTCCAGCTAACAACACGTTCCCTGCAAATCGCTTGCTACGAGTAGCATTTACGACCTTCAAGGTTCGTGGTGCGCTCGCGGCCAATGTGGCCACAGAGCGAATGGAATTGCCCCCAGCAACACTTAGGAGCCCATATGATTGGACATCCGAAGTACCGGCCGTTACGGCCGTAGCTGAGTTGAGGCTTAGTGGGTCTGCTAACATGACGTTGTTTAACGGGTTTTGATCCGTGAGCGTAGAGCTTTCGGGATCTTGTTAGGTGCGAAGGAAGGCAAGAATGCTCTCAAGAGTTGACCAATGGTTATAGCGGGGCTTTCGCCCGAAGCTAGTTTCCATGACGACTCAAAGAGGGCACGCTTTAACTTCCGTGGCAACAATGGCGTGGAACTCGTTAGGCTGCCCGCGAGGGCAACTTCACGAATTCCAGGATTGTTGGTTGTCACAGCCTTCAACGACGGAATCGCCGTTGAACGCTCGTAGTGCCCTATTGTAGTTTGGTACGCCAACAGGTACGGATGGTATGAACCACCCGTAGTTGCCTTTGGCATAGCAAATGAAGCAGTGTGCACAATCTGCCACTTCACAGATGAAGTGAATGACAGAACTTCAGTCCTTATATCGAGGCTGTTGATCTGGAATGAACGCAGGAATTGACCTACATCCACAACCCAATCAACTATGAAGGAGAAGGGTATCGCGTTCCAAATGATGCTGGGATCCAAATTGATTCCCAAAACATCCAGGTAAGCGCGTATCTTCTTCCTCACACCCGAAGCACCGGGCATAGTATAGCGATATACTAGCTTTGCGTGGAATACTGGTTGTTGCGTGTTTCTAGTGAGACGCCGGAATTTCACCGGGTCCCATGTCGACCACGTACCGCCAGGTATGTAAGGGGAGTAGTCTATTAGAACGTTACTGTCGACCGTAAGGTCGGCATTTTCCGTTAATCTTTTAGACCATCTCCTCTGACTAATCTTCCCCGCTCTAGCCTCAAGCCTCTTGAGTTTTGTATCAAGAGTAGAGAGGCTCCGAACAATAGATGCAATATCACTAAAGAACGGTAACCATCCAAAAGAAACATTCAAGTGCGCATTGGCAACGTTGCCTAGCGCGCTCTTACGTTTCTCCCAGACGGTGAACATTCTTCGCAGGTCCTTCAGTTCGAGAATAAAATTCACGATAGAGAGACCTGAGTTGATATGGGGCAGCATAGCCGTTAAGGCGTCTGTCCGATACGAGTCCAAGCTGGCCATTAATGGCTGATTGAACACGTTAGCATCTGTATCATACTGGCCCACATAATAGAGGGCACGGTATTTATTCGTTTGGCTCTGAGGGAAAGGATTCCCAAAGTCCAATAACGCCACGTTCCCTTCCTCACGTTTTACCCAATGATGAATAACCGGCTTCTCCGATATGGAGCGGTCCGGATTATCCTCTATGGATTCTTCGTAGGCTTTTGAGTACGTGGCATGCGAACCACCAGGCGCCTGATAATGCGTATACACAGCAGTGGCATTCCAGCCATTGAATGTAACGTCTCTCGGGTTGCTTGCATTCGTCGCAAATCGGGGATTGATATGCCCCAACGAGTAACTCATGTAAGCTGCTTTGGTGTTAGTTCTTG